AGCGTTGTTGTAGAACAATCCTCATCGAGTTAGTATGAAACTGACTCACAAGATCATCCCACGTTGGAAAAGTTGATTCAGTGACCCAAAGATCAAGCCCACTCTCTGAGCACACTTCTCTGAGAAACTTCCTCATCTCTTCAAACTTTTGTCTACCGTAGTAAAAATATTCGCGCAAGGCGGAGTTTATCTTACTAACGGCAACAAACTCAGGAGCTTCAGAGTCACTGGCAACACCAGTGAGCAACGAATTCTGGATCGAATCCTCCTCCAATGGACAAACATAGTGACAAACGTCGTCATCATACCTCCACTTCCTCTTGAGAAAAGAGACCTCACCAATACTGATAAACGGGATTGACTCCGCGGATTTATCTGCCATGGTGTATGTGACCCCAATACTAGCGAGAGCTTGAGACATGCTCGTGTGATTGAACCAAGGAACCTTGGAAGCTATCACATTGTCGTCACCATATGTCATAGGTCGAACATTGTGCCTGAAAGTGGCGAGAACAGCTTCACGATCTTTGGAACCATGTACTGCCTCATAAATCATCACATAGGCCAGTCGAATATACAACGAATTAACGATGCAGTTGACTATCACAGTGAGAGGATGCCCAGAAGGGTTCGAGCCAAAAAACTCCACCAAATCGCCATTGAAATTTACAAAAGCAAAGGTGGTGTCATAAGCTATACCCCAAATCACACGCTGGATCTGTTCAGACGCACCGGCTTTCTTGTAAAACTCTACAATAAACCAGTACGCAGCAAGCATCAATCGTGCCTGCATGTTCTTGTCAAATAATTTGTAATCACCAGCGATCATGTTATTTTCTCCAAAACGGGTCAGATACTCTCTCATCTGTTCCCATTCAATGGATTGGCACACCAAACCTGGTGCTCCCTCAAAGGCGTACTTATTGCGTTGAAATAATCTCACAAATTGTAAGAGATACTTTCGCACCACAATACTGTATGCCATGGGACCACCGTTCATAATGCGAGTCTTTCCACTTTCGATCTTTGCAAACGGAATTGCTTGATCCTTCAAATGGCCCACAAAAACAGGACAGGCTCGAACACCATTGAGATAATGCTCTTCAGTTGATTTGATCAACTCCATGATCTCATCATTGGGCATAACCCCCTCTTGCCAAATTTCGTTGTCGTCCATTGGATGAAGGTAATGAGTCTTACTCCGGTTAAAAGGATAACCAGCGCTCGTCTGACGATTAATCTTATCAAGATATTTCACTCCAGGAACACCGTTCACAGCGGCTTCAATGCTCAACGGTATCGTCAAATCAGACAAATCGACGCCTTCTTCCGCAAGAGCAGTAATAACATCCTCAAAGAAATGCTTCTTAACACTCTCAAGTAAATCGGGATCAACATTGGCAGTTTGCTGCACAGTGTCCTTGGCAGCAATTCTCCATGGTTGATATCCCTTCATTGTCGGTTTTCCACATTTCACTTCCCATCCCCTAGTTAAAAGGGATGGTTGCAATAGAGTAGGGCCAACTTTTGATTTGGGAGAAGCTTTAAAACCAGCTAAGGAACCATAAACATTGGCAGAACCAGACTCGAGAAAACGAAATACACTCTTCCTGTGAAGAGAAGTCAATTGATTATCCTGGGAGATGCATGGGGCACTTGATGAAATTATCGGCGCTCCAAACATCTTTATGGCGCCAGCCATCACACTCTCAATGTCAATTGGCAGTGCACACACCATACCTCCCGTCAAAAAGCGATGGATACCTGCAATCGCAGGCCCCAAGGGTGTATTCACGATGAGCGCTGCTCCACAATCTCCTTTCTCAGTCACGACACTCGGTTTGCCAATCCAATGGTCTTCTGTCATTGTTTCACCACTCTCCACATAAATGTGGTGATTGGTGTTGCGGACAATATTGACAACGGGGTTGACGTAAATAGAGCCATCCAGGCTCCGTCCAACGTAAACACCCTTATGTGTGCCGCGCAACGAAGTCTTGGCAAACAACTTGACAATGTTCTTTTTGGGAGGGATATCCAACAATCTAAAAATGCAAATATCCGATTCCGGGTGACGATACACATCACTCACACCCAAACGAGAACGGACATTTGGATTAACACCGTCAGATCCAACATATTGCACAACATCCACGTAATCAATCTCTCGTGTGGGGATGGTGTGTGAATTTGTCAAGTAATACGAACCCCCAACACAAAGAGCTTTGCCGACTGCACGATATCCACGCTCATCATCATGAGAATACACATCGATACAAACGCTGTTGTTAGCGATCCTGTCTTTGAAGACAGAGAATGGATGAGCATTAAATGAGATGCTCTGAGGGGTCAGGTCTAACTTTACAGTTGCATAATCATCCTTAACCCAAACATTTAATTCTTCTTCTCCAATTGGGGGGGTCTTGGCCAAATCTTGCTTGTCAACCTGCGGTAAATCCTCCCCCAACACTTGGTTAACTGAAATGGGAGTGCTCAAAAGTTTCTTTGTAACAAATGCCGCAGCCAAAGCAGCAATCACACATCCAATACCAATAATCTTCTTGTGATTGACAATAAAATCTTTAGTCTTCTTAATGGCTGCAGAAACAAGCTCAGACAAGGCTTTTCGTGCCACAATACTAGCAGCTTGTTTCGCATAACTAGCAATCTTCTTCCGCCATGCAACGAGCATTGCAGTTGAGAATATGACGTATTGAGCCCTAAAACGAGATTCATATGGCGTCTCCTCACATGCTGGCATCGCACCAAGACCAGTGGTCGCACCGCTCGAATCAGTGTTCCAATAAATTTCATAGTTGGGCTCCATCAAGTCAGCAAAAGAAGTATCTCGTCGATAACCGAAACCACCAAAAATGTCTTCTTGTCCTTGCGGAGCGAGCATGAACCCTCGTGTGTTTTGAGGCGTTCTCACCTCGTCCTCAGTACCTGGTTGAAAAACGTTACCAACGTTAATTTCCCATTCCTTGCCCTGCTCTTCCCGTGAGCCGGGTAGGGCCTGCATAATACATGTGCATGGTTCACATTCCTCGTTATTATTGCCACAAATAGGACAATAATCGTCGTCATCATCGCTACTTTCATCACTCTGCTGCTCAGCATCAGGGGGTAGATCCGGTAACACCTGATCGAGGGGAATAAATTCTCCAGTCACTGGATGGTTCGTGCCAAGAACAGTGGCTCGAGCTGGAGTCACCGATATAGCACAATTGCACATATACGCAGGTACATGATGCACTCGACAAATCATCGTCTCATTCAAAGCACTACTCGCAGCCATGGCTCGCATCTGATTGTCACGGAATTTCTTGCTCATTTCATAATGCCAAGCCAAAAAATCGGCAAGAACATCGAATTTGAACTTGCAATCTTCCACGACAACCATTTGAGGTTGACCAGGGCTTGTATTACGCACAGTAACTTCGTGCACTTTGATAAGCCACAAATCTGGATAATGACCTGGGAGAGGATCAGGGGTCTTGCTCGGGTCGAGCATATCCACAGCATCATCTCTAGCATATTCTGGGCGAGGCATAATCTCTACGATATACGGAAATCGTCTTCGCACAGCTGCTGGGTTAGAAAACCACGAAAAGGCATTCAAATCCATGGTATTTGTTGTGCCTGCAACATATTGAAACATAACAGGGGTCCCCTTGCTTGCAAGATCGGCGATAGGGGGACAAAAAGGCACACCATTAATAACATGGATAACGTCAGCCGATGAGGGATCACTTGGAGCTGTACCTGGCCGAACTACGGCCATATCATCGAGCACAATGCCCCATTGATGGGCACCAACATTAGTCCAATACTGATCAGTACTAGTGCGCGTGAAAATAAATTCTTTGCCAGTGGGAAGGTCATGACAAGAACCGAAGTGATGCATGAGCATATCAGTGAAAGCCGTTTTGGCAACACCAGAACCACCATACACCAATGTGCTACATGGCACACAACGCATTTCCTTGGAGAACTTGTCTGTAAGAACATGTGCACGCAATATTCGAAGACGTGCAAGGGTAGATTTAACACCGCGCGAAGCGTCAACGCAACCGCGAACATTCTTAACCATCTGTTCTCCTTCGGCGATCACATCTTCCAAATCTTTCATAAATTGAGGCAATGAAAGTCCCACAACTTGTGGGGCTCCCATTTTCTCAGAATCCTCAAGAACGCGATAAGCACGATCAACCCAATCAGTTTGACTTTCGGGCGTGATCAAAGGGTAAAACGAACCCTGCTCATAACAACGTTTCAATCGCGTCATGAGATCTGTGATGAAATTGAGCAACACTTGTACAAAGTGAAGCTCACCACCCCATCTGGTGACATGAACAAATTTTTTAGCAAAAGAGAATGCTTTAGTTTGTTCAAGTCCAGACGAAATCAGGAGTGTTGAAGATATGGCGAAGGCGCAAAGCTTCTTGAACTTGAGTGCCAAGGAATTCTTCGAAACATCAGAGGTTGACTCCAGAACTGATTTAACGGATTGGAACCAATCGAAGGAGGAAAAAACCTCCTCGAGACTTTGTTGTGTGGCTGTGGAATCTTTGCCAAATATATATTCTTTAATCACAGGCAACAAATGGTACACGAAAGAACCAATTGCCGATTTCCCGGTCAAAGTGGTATACAAACCACAACACAAGTCGAGCATTTCACCTAAAGAACGAGCACGAAAGATCCAAAAAAGGAATCTTCGAAATGCTTCGAATTGTATAAGCCTCGACTCGCGTTCATCTTCCGGCAAGTCTTTATTTATAAAATGCCCAATTGCCATGGGCACAATAAAGTCAAGGACCTGCTGTTCTGCAAATTCAATTGCATTCTGACGTTTGCGCGCTTTACGCGCAGCTCGCTTTGCGAGAACTTTTTTCTTTTTGGGCAAATAATTACCGGAGAGGTCAAAACTCTCCCATTTAGGAGGGACCTCTTCTCTTTTTTGAGAAACAAGTTTCTCATTTTGTGCTATTAATCCATATACACCCTGGTAAGTACTAGCAGAGCTAGATGCTTCTTGTTCGATGTTTTGGGAAGGCTCGCGCCTTAAAGAATTTAGTAAATAAACAGACTTC